AACCGGGAAGTGCTCCAGGGAGAGAGTCAGGTTTCCATCGCGGCCCTTGTTGAGGTTGGTGACCAAATACCATTGGATCATTGGGTCGCTGGTTCCTGTCTCCAGGTCTTCCCGGTCAAGCTGAAGCGCTACCTTATCGCCCTCGCCCAGCTCAGAAGTCCAGTAACCGGGCTTGACTATTACCTGCGCTGAATGAGTGATATAGCGTCGCTTTGCCAGATTGAAACGTATCGCCTTCGTAATATGAATTTCTGACGTTGCAAACTGGCTTAGGTCGTGCGTTTCGATTGGTGCCGAGTCCGGGGTATCGGCGTACTTGACCGTGGTAGTTCTGGTGATTCCTGATAGGCCGTCGTCACCTTGCTGCCGCCATGCCACTTCAGCGATGAATGGCCGCCTGGCCTGAGGGTCTGAGAGTTGATATGAATAGCTGCCATTTACTACAGCTTCGTTATCAAATATCCATTTTGGCTCTTGCGGGCCAACATCAATCGCACCGCTAGGCGTGACGGGCAGCAATGGCGTTAGCCCGTATCGTCCGCCTACGCTAGTTTCCCGCACCAGAAAATAAGGCCCGACTTTGTTTAGCCAGTCACTGGTGCTGGTTGGTTCGGTCAAAACGCCATCCCAAAACAAGCCATTCACCGCCATAAAATTGGCAGTCTTAACAAACGACTCGCGATCAATTTGTATCTCTGAAACCTTACCGGTGTGGGTCAGCAGCCAGTAATAAAGCTCGGCCAGGTTGTTGCTGCTGCCGTAAATGCCATCAGTCAGCCGGGTGGACTGAACGCCGTTGCGGATAAAAGCATGTACCGACCGCTTCCAGTATCCTTGATCTTCGTTTGCAACACCATAAGGGTCGTCGCCATTGATGTAAACAACCGAAAACGAAAGCGTAGACATGCCTTCGTAGGTGCCAGCCGTGCCGCATATCGTGGGTGCTGGGACAGCCTTGGCGACCAAATAATTGTTGTTTAACAAAGCCTCAGACTGATTCTTTCCATCCACAAAAGTGGTGGTCCTGAAGTATAAAATGTTTCTGTATACATCTTTAAGAAAATTGCCAGGGGCCCACCTTCCTGCCCGCTTGTTTCGTGATTGGCTGAATTGGCCAACCCTGCAACGGCCTTGAAAAATATCGCGTACCTGAATGCCCCCTATGCTACCCTCGCTTAAGACAAGATGATAAAAAGCCTTTACAGTATTGGGAAGGTCAAGACTAACGGTTCTGTACTGAATTTGCCCGCCTGTAGTAACGCTATAAGGTTCCTCGCGCAGCTCTGCTGGGGTTTCAAATCTGCAGGCAGTGGCCTTGGGTGCAATCAAAACCCCGCCTGTATTACCTACGCGACGGGTCCATACAATCGGGATTCGCTCAAACAGCAGCATCGCCTCCTGATCTTTGCCCAGATCCAGCCCCCCTGATATTCCATTGCCGCTGCCAATGGCCATGCTCCCGCCCAGTGCCGCCGCGTTGGTGCCTGTTGCATAGCGAGATGGCCGCGCCTTGGCGCCTACGCTGTTAATGTCAGACCGATATACGTCACCAGCAATCAAAGCCCCGCCAGTCCTGCCACCGCCCCCGCTATTTCCCGACCGCATTATCGGAGCAACCATTAGAACGACAGCACGCAGGGCGTCCCGATTAATTCGGTAGTCGCAATTCTAGGTGGAATCGTGGCAACCACTGGCGGCAGGGTGCTGCTGGCAGAGAATGAGATCCCGGTCAACGCGCCACCGCCGCCGCTGATGGCGAGCAACGCTGAGTTGTCCCGGATCAGGCCACCCAGGACGATTCGATATTGCGTCACCTGAATCAACCACTGCCCCGCCACTGCCTGCAACACCAGGGCCAGGGTGGCGGGGGAATGGGCACAGGTGATTGTGACCGATGCTGCCGCCACACCCGAATCAAGCCCGGGGCAGTTGAACTCCTGGAACCGCCAGGCCTGGGGCCCGTCGCCGTCGCCCGCGTCCCAGGAGCTGAAGGGGAGGTTGTCGGCTAGGTCGAGCCGGTGCCAGCGGGCCCGCGCAGTGCCGTCGGGGCTCAAAAACTTGAGGGTCTGGGTCCAGAAGTAGGGGCCGGTGGCGGCCATCAGCGGAAAATCCCTAGATCCCTGCGGCCGTCAGGGCTCTGGGCATAGGTCCACATCCGATCGGCGGCATCCTCGGCAATCGCCACGGCATCAGCCATGGATACCGCCTCGGTGCCATCGGGCAGCCGGTAGACGGGGCCGTTGTGGGCCAGGTTGAAGGTTGGGGCGAAAGTGCCGCCGCCTCTGGAGCCCCCGGTAGCGGCGCCGCTCGTGGCAGTGCGAGGGGCCGACCGATGCAGATCGATGACCTGCTCCTGGGGATGCAGCATGGCCATAAATCCGCCCTGCCCATCGAGGCCGCCAGACCGGGGGGCGTTGCCGGTGTAGCCGCCGCCGGCGAACTGGGGCACATTCACGGGCTGGATCATCCCCAGCTGCGGGGCCCGCACAGCGGCGCTCACCGAATTGGCCGCCTGGATGAGGCGGTTGATCTGCTCGATGAAGGCGTTGACCGCCCGCCCTGCCAGCGACAACGCCGAATTGATGACGCCTCGCACCGTACCGACGATCGACTGCCAAGCCGCAGTAATGGGTCGCACTAGGCCCACGGCATAATCCCTCATTCCATCCATGGCCAGATTCCAGGTTTGCCCCAGGCGCGCAATCAAGCCGTTCTCTGGGCCGATGATGGTGTCAAAAAATGCTGCAAAGTTTTCGCTGATATTGGGGAGGATGTTGCCGACGTAGCTGGCGAGGCCGTCCATCATCAGGTTCCAGCCGCCGCCGATCATTGCGACGAACCCGGTGGTGGGGTTGGCAATCAGATCGAACAGGCCCCGGAAAGCATCGGCGATCTGGTCGCGGAACGAAAAAATGACAACCGTCGTGGCGACGGCTGCTGCGCCAATCAGCACCGGGGCGGTCACAAACCCGGCGATCAGGGCAGCTAAACCGGTGGCCACTGGCACGATCGCGCCGGCTATTCCCGCCAGAGTGGCGCCAATACCCAGGCCGGCAAAGGCGCCCAGCACCGTTACCACGCTGGTGATGACGGGAGCCAGCAGGGTAAAGCCCACAGCCAGCAGGGCCACGCCGCCGACCGCTGCTTGTATCGGGCCTGGCAGCATTGTGAAGGCATCAATCACCGCAGTCAGCGCCGTAGCTGTTGCATCTAGCGCAGGCAGTAAGGCCACGGTCAGCCCAGCAGCAAGACCGCCGACCTTCCCGCCAAGCATCGCCAGTTTGTCGTTATACTCATCCGCCTTTTTGGCAAATGCTGCTGTCATCTTTACGCTTAACGATTCGATAGCTTTACCGCCTTCGTTCAGCATTGGGATCATGTCAGCGCCTGATTTGCCAAACAGCTGCATCGCTAAAGCTGTTTTCTCTATGCCGTCTGGCATAGTCTTAAACTTGTTTGCTATCTCTAGCGTTACCTGATCCGCCGTCTTGAGCTTACCGGCTGCATCTGTTGCGCTGATGCCTAGGGTCTGCAGTGCTTCAGATGCCGGACCCTTGCCGGTTTGCGAAGTTTCGTAGAGGCCTTTGCTGAGCTTGACCAGCGACTTAGCGACGGCATCGATGTCAGTTCCTGAGGTCGCCGCTGCCTTCCTGAATTTGGCCAGTGATTCAACGCTGACGCCGGTGCGCTGGCTCATGTCGTTCATCGAGTCGCCTAGTTCAATCGTCCTGCCCACCAGCGCCCCCAGCCCGCCAATCGTTGCGATCGGGGCCAGGGCCCCCAAGGCACCGCTCAATGGGCCGAGCTTGCTGGTGAGCGACTGCGTGGCACCTTCTACCAGCTTGAAGGTTGAGCCGAGCTTGGCGACTTGCTCGGTGCCGACAACCTGGGCGGCGATTTTGAGAATCGCGTCAAAATTGACGGCCATCAGGAACCCCTCAGCAGTGTCAGCAGTTCCAGCTCGATGACGCGCAGATCATCCATGAGCGCAGCAACCGCACCACGGCCACGACGCAGGCCCGCCAGGGCGATCACCGCCGGATACTTGAGCCCGGTCCGCACCCGGTACGGATGCCCCTCTGGGGTGTATTCAGTGGCCCACTGCCATTGGGTTTGCACCTGGCACCAGAGCAGGAAGGCTTCCCAGTTCTCGGGCCATATCCAGCAGATCGGCTCAGCGGGTTCTGGGGTCTCATCGGGCACAAACCCAACGATCCCCAGCCTTTTCGCTTCCTGCGCCAGCCTGTCGTTCTCCTGGGCTTGGGATTCAACGCGGCTGGTGGTGGTCATTTGTCGAAACCATTCCCTCGCAATTTCTTGGAGGTTGGCGGCTTTCCCTCGCTGTCACCGTTGAAGCCCTTGATTTTTAGCCATGCTGCAACAATGGCGCTGGCCATGCCTTCAATCCGAAGAACTTTGTTTTTTTCTTCTTCGGTGTACTCAAGGGGGTCACCGTTTGGGTTGCGCACATCCTCACCCCAGCCGCCAAGAATGCGATCAGCCCAATCAATGTCACTTACATTCGTGGCGCCCTTGGCGGCTTCGGGCAAAAGGCGCCCCTCGGTGATGGCCTTTCGGGTTTGGTCCCAAAGCCAAATCGCTTGAGTTAAGCTGTTAACTTCCTCTTGATCCATCCGATTAAACTTAGCCGTAAAAGCTAAATTTTCTGTGTCGCCATTTTTCAAAACAGCGCCTTCTAGCACTACTCGACAGGGATAGGTGCCGTCAACATTGAGCTTGTCAAACATGGGAATTAGGGCAAAGGGTTAGAAGTAGTAGCTTGATCAGTATCAGGTAAACGCCAGCGTGCCGGAGTCGCTGAGGCCTTCAGTGCGTCGCACCGTGAACGGAATGGTCAGCGCTGCGATGCCGGCATCATCGTCGGGTGCGGGAGCGCCTAGTTGAATCTTGGGCAGGCCGACGACCATGCGATTGCCTGGAACCGTGCCATGGGTGAAGTTAAGCGCACCATTGGTAGAAGCTACTGCTATCGCGTAGAAATCCTTGCTGCTTAGCAGATCCGGCCTTTGCAGCTTAAGAGATCCCGTGATTACACGATCCACAATCTGAAAATTAGGAGCGCAGCCCATTCGATCGTAAAATTCTACAGTGTTTTCACATTTTAGCGAAAAATCAATAATGCAACAGCTATAACCATGAAGGCTAAACGTTGGCGTATTGACAGAATTGCAAGCTACAGGAGCGGCCATAGCGCTATAAGTTGGCGTTAGGGATGCCGCATCGACCGGAGGCACGTAAATACCAGGCACGTCAAACGAGAACAGCGGCACCTCGCCGGCCTGCATCTTTAGCTCCCAGCTCTTGGTTCGGGCACCTATCCCTAAGTGCTTATTGCCGTCCCAATCGTGGTACCAGGTCAGAGAATCAGCCCCGCCCGTCACGAATGAGTAGGTGTTGCTAGTGGTGGCAACCGTTGCCAGGTTCATTCCTGCAGCACGCAGGAAGATTCCGTAGGCGGGGGGAGTGCCGGCGGTGCCAGAGCCAACAGCTTCAACGTCAAAAGCAACGCCGTTTTTCAGCTCGGCCATCACGTCCGACAATGCTTCACCGAACTGCCCGTCTAGGCTGGGGCGAGCAATAGCAGTGGCGTCAAGGGCTGTCAGCTTCGGGTCCCTGACCCGGATCGCGTTCACCCCCGTCGGGGCTGCTGACGTTGCGTAGGTCGTCTCCAACGCTGCCATCAGAAACTGAGACTTGTTGCGGGCCATCGGCTTTGGGGGGTTGGGTTACGGATTCGAGGATCCACTCATTGTTGGTGAGCAGATAGGCGCCAGGGCCAGAAGGCAACGGCGGTGTAGGGGGCTGCTCAGGCGTTGCCTTCTTCATGCAATGTGATGTTGGAGATGGCCGTGTAATAGGTCACATTGTAAATCATTCTGACTTCGCACGCTTGCAGGTTGGGCTCATGGATCCGGCCACGGGATTCGATGTCAATGCACAGTCCCCCCAAGTCTCGCCTTCCGGCCATGATGCGTGCATGGACCGCCGCGCAAAACGGGCCCAGGATTCGCCAGTTTGGGGGCTCCCCTGGCCTTCGGGCCTTGGTGATGGTGATGACAACCGGAAGGGTTGAGACCACCTGGCAGGCGCTCAGAACCTTGTCGATGGCCTCCCCTTCCTGATCCAGCTTGATCACCACGCCATCGGGCTCAGATGCCACCCTGGCTGCATCCAGGAACAAGGCCCCAACCCCAGCAATATCGCTCCGGTCC